GGTTTATGATGCCTGCTATCATCCCTTCCCTTGTTGTCAGTGAGCACTCACTTCGCCCCTGGGCCACTGGAAATGCGGGGGTTGGTGCCTGCGATGAAGTACCCCCCACCCCATCCCCGATCCGTGTTTCTGTTTTTGCATTAGACCCCCCTCAGAAATTCTATATTTTTTCCCCCTAAACAGTTATTATTATTTTTTTACTTTTAGGATAAAGCTTTGTACTGCACAAACTGTAATTCGATGACTCACTGGGCTAAGAGTTGCCCCACATCCAAGAGTCAGATTGATCATATTAAGGGCATAACTGCTCGTTTAAGTGGGCAAAAGTCAGACGATCTTACGTCCTGTCCAACTTGTGGGAAGAAGGTTAATAAGACGAAGGATAAGGTGGCTTATATGCGGGAGTATATGAGGGAGTATCGTAAGGCTAAGAAGATAAAGGATAGGATTGAGAGGGAGACATGGGCTTAAGGGCTGATACAACTCACATAAAATACTTTAGTCGTCTTGATCCACCACAAGAGTATAAGGAGGGGAAGAATGGCTTAATGTTTCGTTTAGGGATTGATGGATGGGTACGAACACAAGTACCTAAAGATAGGATGACTAGGAGAACCCATGAGAAAAGATTTGAAGGATGAGACTGATAACATTTTAAGTGAAGAAGGATTTGAGTCTGCTGTTTATTTAGATTCTATGGGGATTGGTACTATTGGACATGGTCTGACTTGGATGACAGAAGAAGAGTCGTCTAATATCGTTTATAAGAGAGCACCTGGATCTTTGATGTGGCTAACTAATGCCCAGCCTATGTTATTGGACAAGCCTGATGAGGTATCGATGATTACTTATCACATGGCTTACCAGATGGGACTTCAAGGGGTGCTTAACTTTAAGAAGATGTGGGCTGCTATTGAGATTGATGATTACGTTACTGCTGCCGCTGAGATGATTAACTCTAGATGGGCGATGCAGACACCGGCCAGGGCCAATAGATTGGCTGATCGTATGAGGGTGATATGAAAGAGAAGACATTGCCTGATCCACATCCTGACTGTCCTCGCTGTGTTTATAAGAAAGCGCAGAAGGCTGCTGAGATGAGACTGTACCGGAAGAGAAGAAAGATCTTAAAAGGCAAGTAATATGGATAAGAAGCAAATTGCTAAAGAAATACTAGCGCGAAGAAATGCGTTAGATGACCTCGAAGGCTTTGGTGATTACATGAGGCCGACAGATGAGCTTGATTTCAAATTCCCGCCTGCGGCTCACCACAAGCTTCTGATTAAAGCCTTTGAAAGACTTGTCGCTGGAGACTTTGACCGTTTATTAATCATGATGCCTCCTGGTGGGGCTAAATCAACTTATGTGACGATCCAATCAGTCTTGTGGTATCTGGCTAAGTTCCCTGAACACAGCATTATCTGCGCGTCTAATACGGAAGGATTGGCTGAATCATTTAATCGTAGAAGACGAGAGTCTGCTAGAACACCGCGCTGGGAATCTATCTCTGGCGCTAAAGTTAACAAGGATATGCAGGGCGTTGGTAAATGGGGGACAACTAAAGGTGGCTTTGTGCAGGCCGTTGGCGTTGGATCAGGCATTGTTGGCGTAAGATCAAACTTAAATGTACTGGATGACCCCGTTTTAAACTTTGAGCAGGCTAATTCTGAGACACAGATGAATAAGCAGTGGGAGTGGTATCAAGCTGATTACCGTTCTCGCCTTATTCCGACCGGCAAGGAAGTTATCGTTACTACCAGGTGGAGCAGAAGAGACATTCCTGGACGAATATTAGAGATGATTAAGTCTGGAGAAGAGACAGGATGGCATGTTATCCGCATACCGATGGAAGCAGACTCTCCTGATGACCCTTTAGGCCGTAATATTGGTGATCGACTGTGGCCTGAGTGGTTTACCCAGCGTCAGGTTGATGAAAACAAGCGAGATACCCAGCGTTGGCTTGGCATGTACCAACAAATCCCTATGGATGAAACAGGCGTTTGGGTCGGTGCTGAAAACATCGACATTGTTGACTCATTACCGGCAAAACTGACATTAGTGTGTGGCGTAGACATTGCAATGACTGTCGGAGGAGGTGATTACACCGTTTTCGCAATATGCGGCATTGATGATGACCGAAATCTCTTTATTGTGGACATTATCCGCCAACAAACCGATGTTGATGTCACTTGTGAGACATTCTTTAAAGTAATGGACACTTATGACATTACTTATTTCTATATTGATGACGATAATACGTCGAAAATGCTTGATCGGCTCTTAGTCGAGAAATGCCGTCAAAGAGGCTATGTTGTGCCGATGATTAAGATGCCAACACGCGGAAAAGGCGTTTCAGGCGGTAAAGGTGAGGGTAAAGAGATCAGAGCAGCGCCATTACGGGGTCTTTTTATGCAAAAACGAGTTAAGATTCTCAAAAGGCCAGAATGGAACTCTACTTTAATTGCCGAAGCGATGGATTTCCCTGCTGTTGATCATGATGACCAGATTGATGCTTTATCTCTTATTGGCAGGCAATTTACGAATATACCAACACCGACCAAAGACCGTGAGAAAAACGCAAACATAGATTTCTTTTTAAAAGAGCAAGGCGGAGTTGTAAAAACGACTATCGGACTTGATACGATGTTTAACGACCAGGGCAGCAGTGATGTGCTGAACATGGCTAGGAGAAGATACTAATGGCGCATAGTGCCGAAATTACCGATATTGAGCAATTTGGAGAAAGCCCCCAAGGATTAAAGGATTATTGGGCCTCAGAACTAAAAGCTGGCAACGAAGCGCAACAAAAATGGCACAAAAGAGCCGTTAAAGTTGTTGATCGGTATCGAGATCATCGTAATGCCGGTGATGAAGAGTGGTTTCGGCTAAATCTATTCTATTCCAATGTCCAAACAACTTCTTCAATGCTATTTGGCAAACTGCCTGAAGTTACGATTGACCGGCGGAACAATGACTTTGATGACGATGTAGGTCGAGTTGCGGCAATGATCCTGCAAAGAGCCTTACAAAACGATATTGGTACTCCTAACGACCAGTATTCCGACACATTACGCATGAATCTACAGGATCGACTGATTTCGGGTATGGGTGTTGCCCGAGTGCGTTATGAAATGGACAAAGAAGCTAAAGAAACGGCTGCTCAGATCGACATGAACGGCAAAATACTTGCTGAAGGCTTCTCCGAAGAGATTATTACTGCCGAGAGAGCACCTATTGAGTACGTTTACTGGAAAGACTTCCTTTGGTCACCTTGTAGAATTTGGCGGGAAGTAAGATGGGTCGGATTTAAAACCAGAATGACCAGGGAGCAGTGCATTAAGCGGTTTGGAGAGAAGATCGGGAAAAAAATCCCACTAACTGAAGCTCAAAAGACCGATGAAGCACCTGATTCACCCCAGCAGGATGCTTGGAAACGAGCAGAAATCATTGAAATCTGGGATAAGGACAATAAAAAGGTCTATTGGTATAACAAAGACATGCCAATGATCCTCGATGAGAAAGACGATCCTCTTAAGTTAACCGGCTTCTTTCCTTGCGTTGAGCCTATGACGGCTAATCTGACCACAACGGCGTTTATGCCTATTCCTGACTTTATTATGGCCCAGGATCTGTATAACGAGATTGATAAACTTGAAACCCGCATAGCCACGATTACTCAGGCTATTAAAGTTGTTGGCGTTTATGACAAGTCAGCAGATGGTATTAAGAGAATGTTGTCTGAAGGGGTCGAAAATGACCTTATTCCTGTGGATAACTGGGCTATGTTTGCTGAAAAAGGCGGTTTAAAAGGCATGATTGATTGGTTGCCTATTGAATCTATTGCCAGCGTCTTGCAGCAATTAACTGGTCGGCGTAATGATGCTAAAGCACAACTCTTTGAAGTGGTTGGCATGAGCGACATTATGCGAGGAGCACAGTCAGCAGGCGCTTCTAACACTGCAACACAGACATCATTAGAGGCTAGATTTGCTTCTGTCAGAATTCAGGCATTACAAGATGCCTTTGCAGCCTACGCTACCGACCTTATTAGGCTTCGCGCAGAGATAATGACTAAACATTTCTCTCCTGAGAGCATTTATAAGCAAAGTAACATTCAATACACCCCTGATGCACAAAACCCTGAACTGCTACAAGCGGCTATGCAATTAATAGAAAACAGAGAAGACCTTATCTGGCGTATCCAGGTTAAGCCTGAGTCTGTCAGCATGGTCGATTACGCTCAGTTAAAGCAAGAACGAACAGATTACCTCACGGCTGTAGCAACCTTCCTTCAATCATCTGCACCAATTATGGAAGCAGAACCTGGATCAGCCCCAATGTTAATGCAATTGCTTAAATGGGCATTGGCTGGATTTAAAGGCTCTCAGGAAATAGAAGGTGTTATCGACAAAGCCTTAGAGTCGATGGGCCAGAAAGAAGAAGCACCTGAAGAACAGCAACCAGATCCTGAAATGATGAAGCTACAAGCTGAACAACAGTTTGAGCAACAAAAGTTTGAGGCTGAAGCTCAGTTTGAGATGCAAAAAATGCAAACTCAGGCGCAGATTGACCAGCAATCCGTTCAAGGTCAGTTACAAGTCCTTCAAACCAAGGTTCAAGGTGATCAGCAGATAGAAGCGCAGAAACATCAAAACAACCTCCAGCGTATTCAGGCGGAACTTCAGTCTAAGCAACAAGAAAAACAAGGCGACATCCAGCAGGACATTATTAAAGAGAATGCTCAGATGGAAGCTAATGTTAAGGAAGATGCCTTTGAGACAGAGCAATACGCTATTAGAGAGACTCACAAGGCTAATGAAACTATTAGGGTTGAGACTGCTAAAACTGTTCTAAGCGATAATAAGGATATCGACTAATGGCATCGTATATATGGAGATTTG